ATGCTGGTCTTTGTTTACCTATGAATGAGGCTCTTATGAGTGCCCTGCCAGTTTTTATGACTAATGTATCTCCAAATAATAAAATATTGCCTGAAGATTGGTTAGTAGAATCAACAAAGATAGGATCATTTAGAACAAAATCAATGGTTGATATTTATGATATTAGTCCAGATAAATTTGCAAACATAGTTGATGGATATATTAAGAATAATAATAAAAAAGAATTTAAAGAAAAAGCATTATCGATTGGTTTAGAAAACTTTTCTATAGATAAATTAAAACAAAAATACTTAGAAATTATAAACAAATAAAAAAGCCAGCCTATCTCTAGACTGGCTATCTTATAGAAGATTATTTACTTCTTTTTAGCAGCCTTTTTTGCTGGTGCTTTTGCAGCCTTTAAAGCCTTTGCAACCTCAGCAGCATCAGGCAAAATACCAAATGCCTTATCTGCAGGATTGAGCGCTCTCAATGCAACGGGTGCTATAGCAGCAACTAGTGCAGCCCATAGATCCTTTGGATCTGTTACGCCTGCCATGTATAGTGCAAGACCTGATGCAAGAACTGAGCGACCATATGACGCTAGCATTGCCTTTGTCTTATCATTAATTAAGTTATTCATTATTCCTCCTAGGATATAATTTGTGTCATTGTTGTAAAGCCAATCCAAAGCCCAACAATTCCTGCGACTCCCGCAAAAACTGGTGGTGCTGGTACTGGCAATTTGAATGCAGCAAACACGATACCGCACCCAAAACCTGTTAATACTGAAAGTAATATATCTCTCATGTATTTTTTATTTCTGATTCACTTGGCAAAAACTTTTTTAAATCTTTATATGCAGAAGATATTTTTTTCATACCCACGTTTAAAGGATTGCCTTCTTGTATAGAACTAAAATCATCAAAATAACTAATAGTTGGATCAACCTCTTCAACAAATTTGGTCAAACCTTTTTGAACATCCTCAATGTATGTAAAAGCCCAGTCACGAGAGTCTGATAAAAATTTAATAAAATTTTCTCTATGTATATCATTATCAGTTAATTCTTGATTTGCTTTAATAGATTCAGCATCTTGATTAAGTTTAAAGTTTTCTAAAAATAATTGAGCGGAAGTTAGACTAAGTTTTTTTAATTTATGCAATACCGCTAAATACGATATAGCAAAAGAAACAGACAACACTATAAAAAATATCAACAAACCATTTTGCATCATGCTACCCCCAATAAACTCTTCTCAATATGCGTTGCCCAATAGTATAAACATTTATCACAACAAGGTCTATTATACTCGTTCTTAGTGTCCATGTAAAACTCAGCATAGTAGATAGGGTCCTTACGATATAAGTTAGCCCTATGAGTAATGTTTACACGGTTTATGTGAAAAGGCTTGTTCCAGACTGGCTTACCAGTACCCCAAATCTGCCCACAAACAGCCTCTAGAGCCTCTATATTGGCTTCGTTCTTATCTGTCCTTATACCCCTCGCCTTGGCCTCTTTAATCATGACCTTAGCATAGTTACGTAATGACCATTCAGCATTTTTCCACATCAATACCGCTGGATGATTGCGCCATGCCCCTGATGGGGACTTTCCAGACAAAACCTTAAGTATCTGATAGGCTTCTAATATCTGTTTATTTAATCTTTTATTATCTAATATTTCTGCACACTGATCATAATCTTTATAAGGTAGGAAGGTTTGCATTACTTAATAGCCTCTCTAGTAATCATAACTATTGCTCCGTTATCCTCTAAAGCCTTCTTTACTCTTACCATATATTCTATCGCTTGTCGCTTCTCTGTGTCAAATAGACGCATAAACATAGCCTCATTAGCCTTAATAGTTATAAAATGATCATTATCAATAATATCTACCTTGAAATTTTTAGGTGCTGGAATAGAATGAAAAGCCATTTTCATTTTATCTGTATACATTATTTTCTTCCCCATTGGATATAGTTCCAACCACGCTCATGTGCGTAGTATATAAATATTTTAACAACCGTTTCCCAAAACGCAATTGTTACAGAAAGAGCAGCGTTTTTTGTTATAACATAGGCAACAACAACAGATGAAAGAGTTCCCCATATGCGATAACTTACTGCTTTCGCAAATGATCTTGCTCTAGTTACTTTCATTATCTATATCTTCCTTAAACATACTTTTAACAAATCTATCTTCTGCATCTGCAATACCTTGGCCAAAATTAAATACCCAATTCTTTACGCTTTTCAGTAGCCGAAATAGCATGAATCTTTGCCCCCAAATCTACTTGTTCAATCTTGTATCCAACATCACGACCATAAACAATGTTTGTAATGTTAGGTAGTCTTAGTACTAATGCACCATCCATAAATTTATCCTTGGCAATATATTCTTTTACCTGATCAAATTTTAGTGGATCTTTCTCACTTGTGTTGTATGTATTTCGGACTCCAAGTAATACTTGATCAGTTCGTTTACCCGCTTCTTTGTATAAAGCATGATGACCTTCATGCCATGGCTGATATCGACCAAGCATTAACGTTGTTGGTGCAGACCAATCATGTAAATTAAACTTTTTAATCAGGTAGTCTACCTCTTGTTCAACTGTGTAGTCTGCTGGAATCCTTGCATCAAAATCTGTTGGGTCTTCCCACATCTTGTTGGTATCTTCAAATTTACCCTGCTTAATTCGGTCTACCCAAACCAAAACGTCTGGCTTACCAAATGCTGCACGAGTAAGATTAGTTGGACAAATAAAGTCTACAATGACTGGAGCAACGTCTTGTTTAGAAATAACTCTAGCAATTTCTCCTAACCTGCGTGCATGTTCAATTCTATTTTCTATGGAAAATCCAAGGTCAGAGTTAATGGTTGCTCTAACTTCATCAGCATTAAGATGAATAGCATTAATGCGCTCTTTAAGTGTTTTTGCTAGTTCTGTCTTGCCAGAGCCAGGTAAACCAATAATTTGTATGATCATTTTATTTCTCCATTGTTAAAGATTGCCAAGTGATTGACCAGTCTTGTTTGGTTTTATGTTTGTTAAACTCTCTGGACACTTCTCCACCCTCTAAGTATACCCCACCCCAAACACCCCACTCTTTACCAGAAATTCCTACCGCAAAACATGTTTTTGCTACTGGACATTGCTGACACATTGAATCAACAATTGCCCTACCAGATTCGTTGTCTTCATATTTATCAAAATAAATATTTGTATCAAGACCTAAACATATTGCATCATCTTTCCATAAATGCTGTTTCATTTTTAATCTCGATACTTGTTTGGAATATCCCAACCATTACGACCAGGTGAATAAACTTTATGTACATACCACTTATCTTTTACTCTAATACCCGTTGGAGATGTCTTTGCAATGTCTGATTCTTTTAAATCAATAACATCCCAACCATTCCAAACTAAGTTATTGTTTTTGGAAACAATTTTTTCCATTGTATTTAAACTTCTAATTAACATAAATACCCCCTAGTATTTAAATATACCAATTTCTATATTTTTTAGTTGTGCTTCTGAAACTAACTTAGATATTTTTTCATTTGGCTTACTTAAAAATGCAAAATAATTTATTTGATCTAAATTTTCTTTCATCCAAAGCGGAGCAACTTTATAAAACTTTATCTTCTTTCCTCTTGCTTTCATTCCTTTTTCTGATACATTAGAAAATTCTGAAACAAAAGAGTTTACTTTTGCGGGACCAGCAGAATAAATAATAAACTCATTATCTTCCTGATTCATATTTGACATGGCAACACCCATGGAGCGAATAAAAACTCCATAGTCATTGAACTCATTGGTTCCCTGAACTGCCACGATCATTTCTTTTCCCATCCCTTAAACTATCTAGTATAAATAGCATCTTATCTAAGTCTACCTTTGACAAACTATCTATGTCTACTGGCTTTGTAGTGCTTTTTTGTACCTCACCATTAACAGCCTCTGCAACATAAAATTTATTGTTAGATACCCAGTAAGCCTGATTACCTAGAACAATAACCTTAATCATACCTTTTTGTCTATGCTTTGTCAACTGCGTAGAGTTATCACTATTTGCTAAAGAAATTGAAAAAAAATGTTTTAACAATCTATGCACATCGCTTTGGCGAGACAAAGTCATTAAGGTTTTCTTTTTTTCAGTTTTCTTTGTTCTATTAATTATAAACCAAATAGCCCCTAATGTCAAGAATCCTATTATTAACTCTTGCATTATAGGACTACTTTATTTTTTACCTGTATTAGATTTACTGTTTGCTTGTAGTTCTACAGTGTCTTGAAGTTCAGTAATCCTATTTAACTTTATTTGCAATTGCAATAAATTAAATTCAAGATCTACACTTTTTTGTTTATAAAAAATAACTAATTGCTTTATTTCTTCTATACTTAAATCCTCCACTTTTACCCCTTTCTGAAACTAAATGGACTTCCGTTCCAAACCTTTTCTACCTGCTTTTTTTCTCTTTCAACAATAGCACGACTCCACGCAAATCCTGCATCTCCGCCCCAAGCCTCCCACATAATTCTTCCGTTAGATGGAAACTCTGGACCATCGTAAAAACCTTTTCCTTTTTTATCTACTTCGTGACGGGAAAAGAAAGAGAACATTCTTTTAACAGTACTAAGAGACATTGCTCTACCAGCAACTATATCTGTTGCTCTACCCCAACCTACTGGAGTTCCAGCACCTGTTGCCTTACCATCTTCTTTCCATTTTAAAGCACGACGAGCAGCGGCTTTCATACCAGCGTTTGGCGTATATGTATCAGCCATTTTTTTTGTTCTTCTTTTCTTGTTTTGCAACACGTTTTTCTTTAAGAGTCATCTTTGGCTCTTTCTTTTTGTTAACATTACCCTTTTGTTCTTTATTAGCCATTGCTTACCACCCTTTTTTGTTTTGTTTTATATGGACCTAAGTCTGCCTTTACGCTACCGTCTTTTCTTAAACGAACAATCTTACCGTCTTTAATTTGCATTGGGTTAAACCCGTGATTTTTAAAATAAGATCCTGAAGACTTTTTAGACATTATTTTATTAAATCCCTTGGATCAAAAATGCCACCATTCCAAATACCTTTGGTAATTTCTTTTTCTGCTTTATAAGTTCCACCACGACGTTTGTATTCTTGTACTACCCAAGAATTAGCAACTGCAGATGGATATACATCAAATTTATCTTTTGCTGCTTGCACAACTCTTGCGTACAATTTTGGATTTGATGGTGTTGAACCACCTCTACGTGGTTTAATAAAGTCATCGTAGTTTGGCTTTTTTGCCTTATCCATTTCCATAGTTTCTCCTTTTTTAGCAGGAACACAGTTAGGAACCATGCGCCCATCCTTTTCTTTCATTCCTTGTTGTTCATAACCAACCCAACATGCCTTTTGCATGTTATCCCATTTATCCATTTCCTCATCATCTGAGTAATAAGATTTACTAATTTCTTCATCTGACTTTCCAATTTGAGTGTTATACATTTGCATCATAGTTTCAGGATCTGCTGTTGACGGAATTCCAGATCCGTTAGAACCCATTTCAACTACAAGATCTACTGATACAGATAGTGATTCAATCCTAATAACATCAGACATACGGTGATAAGAAACATATGGTTTTTCTTCCCAAGCGCCATCTTCTTCTTCATATTCACGAACAATAACTGGCTTATCGTTTTCCATGTATTCCATAGAATACTCTGATCCTGGCAATCCAAGCAATCCTGAATTAGTCATTACGTACTCAACACGACCAACCATAATTTTATCATCTTCGCCCATGTACATTACAAAATCGCCTTCTTTAATTTCATGCATACTTTTTCCTATGTTACCTTCGGAACGATTAATTGCATAAATTTGTGCTGCTGCTTCACTACGAGTTTTGTGACAGCCCATAACTTCATTTGTACCCTCTTTTAAAGCAGGATAGCCTGAACAACCAAATGAACCCTTAGCACCTATACGATATGGCATCTTACTATTATATCAGCCTTTGGGGTTGAGAAGTCTTATAATTTCAAATAGATTCCATCTATCTTTTTTAGACAACGCTTCAACGGCTACCTTATCAAAAGATTTTTCTGAAAGTGTAATTATTGGGTCTTTGGCAAGAAGATCTATGTTTAAAAACCCCTTTTCCCATAACTTCATTACACAGGAGTTAACCTCAGTCATATGCTCATCATAAAGATCTGGCATAATATTTTTAATTTCAGGGGTAAAAGAATATAATAACTCACCAGTTTCCTGGTCAATACCAACAGTCTCTAAACCACCTTCAAGAATAAGTTTTTCAATCATTTTATCATCT